GGTTGGGGCCTGGCGGGGGTGGTGGTGAAACCTGTGGATAACCCGTGGGTCTCAGGGGGTGGGACGGTAAACCCGCAGGTCACAGGGTTATTTGGGTTGTTGCTGGACTGTCGGGCGTGTTTCGATACCTCTTAAGAGGTGGGAAGGAGAAAAGGCGAAGCGGGCGTGCAAACGACCGTAAGGGAGTTTGCATAAAGCGCTTGTTAGCAGCAACCCTTTTAAGAGGGTTGCTAAGCAGTAAAGCGTTTTTAAGCCGCGCACGCGAGAGATGACTTAGGTCATCGAATTCTTTGAAACTGCACATGAATGTGTGGTCGTTGGGGGTTTAGTTTGCGCGTCGTGGTGACCACCCCCGCCGGGTGACGCTTGTCTCGTAGGTTGCACCCTTGTATGATGGGGGTAACAACCAATTGAGGAGATGGTTATGTATACGAGTCCTGGTGACGCGTTGGTTCTTGAGGACTTGCGTGAGTCGTTGGGTGGCGGGTTTAGTGTTGGGCCTGAGCCGCCTTATGATCCCGTTGGTATGGCGTGGGCTAATGGTAGGCGTTGTACTGTGGGTGAGGACCCTGGCCCGGATACTTCTCCGGGGTTTGTTTGGGCCGATGGAACCCCCATAGCGGTGTACCCCCAACCCCCCAGTGCTGCGGAGTTCCGCGCGTTGGTGGCGAAGCATGGCGTGCCGTGCCGGCGCGCCACCGCCGAGGAGCTGCTGCGGCTGATGGGGAATGAGTAGGTTGCGGGACGCCGTGTACGAGGAGCGTTACCGGGACGGCCAGCGTGACCCCGTGTTTGTTTGTAGCCTCTGCCTGTTCCGGCAGAAACCTGAGTCGGAGGACAACGACGACCGGCTGACCATCATCGGTGGGGACTTGTTGTGTGTTGACCACCAGGGGTACGGGTCGCCCAACCTAGCTCGTGAACGTTACTTGGCGCGCTCACCTCAAAACCGCATACCAGGAAGGACCGACTGATGGCTGCGAAGAAGAAGGTTGCCCCGAAGAGGACCGCACCCGCGAAGGGGAAGCCGGCTCCGGGTAAGAAGTGCCCGAACTGCGGGAAGATGGGTTCAGCCTGTAAGTGCTGACTCGCTGGAAGTGGTGCCGCGTGTTCGTGTGGCGTCTCGACGTGCTTACTCATTGCCGCATCCGCTGGGTGTGCGACGCCGCAGAGGATGCGGTGTGGGTTGACGTAGGTCAGTGAGCGTTTTGCCCGACGGTCTGCTGGCAGGCCATCCTGGTTCTGACCCAGGACCCCGTTGGTTCGATTCCAGCTCGGGCAGCGAAGCGGTACGGCAAGGTGGCCCAATTGGTAGAGGCGCCGGTTTCAAACTCCGGAGGTTGTGGGTTCGACTCCCACTCTTGCTACGAAGCGGTCCCGCGCTGGGAGGCATCCTGGCGCGCTTAGGGAATCCCCATGACGACCACACGTGGTGCACTGCGTGTAGGCCCAGGGTAGAGAGATAGGCCACCCTAATTACGGCCTATCCCACCGCTCTCAACGTCTGATTGCTCGCACCCACGTGGCCCACCACGGCCACGTGATGAGGGCAACCCCTGCCGCTGGCCCCCATGATGGTGCGGTGAGGAGCATGACGCCGATGGGGAGGCTGCCGGCGATGTAGACGATGGCCCACCCGGCCCCGCCGTCTGGTACCCATTTGGTGTCGAGTTTTTCTGGTCTGTGGTTCATGGTTTTAGTGTAGCACACACACGCTTATAGTGTTTGGTCTGAGGAGGCCCCATGAGTGACCCCAAGAGATTCATTGGCTCCACCCGCAGCACATGGGGTGGCGAGACCACTCGCCGGTCATGGATCGGCCCGCTCGTCGTCGGAACGCTCGCGCCGTGGCAAAGTCGCAGGCCCCATGTGCAGGTTATCCGCAGCCTCCGCTATGTCGGCATCAACGCCTTCGGCTTCTTTGCCAGCGTGTCTCGATGAGGCCAATCAGGGTTGACCGGATCAGACGCCACCGGCTTGGCATGGGTCCGGCACCGGCCTACCGCGTGAGCCGCACCTTCCACAAGGAAGACCTCCCCTCGGGGGCGCAGAAGTGGCAGCGCGCGTGGGGTAAGGCGGTGCCCCATGACGGACCGGCCACGATCACGGCGGTTGAGCAGGGCGACTACGTCAGCATCACTATCGCCTTTGACTGACAACCGAACGGTCTGAGGAGGCCCCCGTATGGCGCAACGCATCGTTATGCCAGCCAGTATTCGCGTCGGTTCAGTGGTCTACACCGTGACCATCGACCCCGACGACTGGATGCGAGTCGAGCACAAAGTCCAGAGCAAAGGCGACTACGGCCACACTCAGAACCTCGGGGCCACGATCTACGTCAACCCGGCAGCCACACCTGATGTCCAACGCCTGACGCTGTGGCACGAGGTCATGCACGCCATGTGCGAGACCGTCATGGGTTCACCCAACTGGCTCGACCTTGGCGAGGGGAACGCCGAGCGCGAGGAGTCCGTCGTCCGAACGCTCGAGTCACCGACCCTGCTCGTGTTGCGCGACAACCCTGCGCTCGTCGCCTACCTGACGGCCTGAGGCCAACATGGCGACAAGGATCGTGGGGCTGACAGGTGTGCCCGCAATCAAAGCCAAACTGATCGAGCTGGTGGGTAAGGGCATGTCCGTGAAGGACGCCTGCTCCCTGGTGGGGCGTTCCGTTAAAACGTTTGAGAACTATCAGGGGTCGGACCCTGAGTTCAGTAAGGCTATCGCCGCGTCGAGGGTGCGGTTGAAGCGTGCGGTGCGTTCGGATGAGGACCCGGAGGTGTTCAACCTCAGTTTCGCGGAGTGGCGGAAACGCTACCTCGGCAGGGAGACATATCCGCACCACCAGTTGTGGGTGGACGTGTTGGAGGGCAAGGAGCCCACCTTGTGGCATCCTGCCCTGCAATATACGAAAGGTTCACCGCGCCGGGTCCTGATCAACTGCCCGCCTCACCATGGCAAGAGCACCGTGTTGACCACGGAGTATACGACGTACCGGCTGTGTCTCAACCCGGCCTTGCGTATTGTGATCATTTCAAAGACGGCGGAGTTCGCCTCCGCGTTCTTGCACAGCATTAAGACGATGCTCACGGACCCTGAGTTCATAGACCTGCAAAAAGCCTATGGCCCGCCTGATGGGTTTAAGCCCCAAAGGGGCGAGGGGCGTTGGGCCAACAACGTGATCTACTTGGCGGATAGGAACCTGGACGCTGCGGACAAGGCGGCTAAGGACCCTAGTGTTATCGCAATGGGTATCGGCTCAGGTGGAATCTACGGTCGTCGGGCTGACCTCGTCATCCTCGATGACGCCATTGACGACAACAACGCGCACGCTTACGCGAAGCAGTTTGACTGGCTCACCCGAACGGTTTTGTCGCGTAACAAGACAGGCATCGTGGCGTTGGTGGGGACACGAGTCGCCCCGATGGACCTCTACAGTCACGTTCTGAATGACGACATTTACATTACGGGTAAGTCCCCGTGGACGGTGCTGCGCACGCCGGCAGTGTTGGAGTACGCGGAGGACCCTAAAGACTGGGTGACCCTGTGGCCCAAGTCCAGCCAGCCACTTGATGAGAACCTTGAGGTTGAACCGGACAAGGATGGCATGTATCCCGCATGGGATGGGCCGTCTTGTGCGGAGGCCCGTGCTGACAACCGGCCCATGATTTGGGCTTTGGTGTGGCAGCAGCAGCAGACCAGCGACGACATGACGTTCAGCTCCCAATGTGTGCGGGGGTGCGTGGAGGGTCGTCGCAAGGCTGGGCCGTTGAAGGCCGGGGCTTGGGGTCACCCGAAGTTTGGGGCTGAGGGCATGCAGGTGATGGGGTCTATTGACCCTGCGGGTACTGGTTTGGCGTTCCTCCTGGTGTATGCGGTTGACCGGCGCACCAAGGAGCGGTGGGTTTTGAACGCCTGGATGGGGTCTGACACGTTGCCGTCGTGGTATGCGGCGCGCATTGAGGAACTGACCCCCCTGTATGGGATCACTGAGTGGGTGGTTGAGGCTCAAGGCTACTCCAACTGGTTGTATCACGATGAGCGGATTATGGCTTATTGCAAGCAGCGGGGTATTAAGATCAGCCCGCATTACACGGGTCGCAACAAGATCGACCCGGATTTTGGGGTTGCATCCATGGAGGGTCTGTTTGGCAGCTTGTCCCCGGAGGTTTCGGGCGGCAAGTTGAAGCATAACGGTGACAACATCATTCACCTGCCTGACCCGGACTCGTCTCAGGGCATCAAAGCACTGATTGACCAACTGGTGACGTGGGTGCCGGGCAAGTCTGGTGGGAAACTCCGTCAGGATGGCCCGATGGCGTTGTGGTTCGCTGAGACACGTGCACGTTTGTATGTTACGGGCGGGGATCATGCGCAAACGACCCATGTGAAGAACAAGTATTTATCCCGCAGGGCTGCGGGCAGGCAGTACGTGGCAAACGCTAACTAGCGAGGGGCAGACTGACGTTGAAACCAGTCCTTCAAGACATGTTCTACGACCCAGCATCGCCCGTCGATCAGCAACGCGGCAACTGCTTGCAAGCCGCCCTCGCGGCCCTCTTGGAACTGCCACTGGACGATGTGCCGCATTTCGTCCAGGACCACGTTGACCACGACGGTGACAGCGTCAATGAGTGGCACTGGTGGAACCGGATGTTGCTCTGGTTGCACGACCGTGGCCTGAGTGTGACCTCGCCTGAAGCCTGCGATCCTGAGCCCGGCGAGCACGTGCTGGCAATGGGACCAAGCCCACGAGGCAAGGGCATTCACCACGTCGTCATCAACCGTGACGGGCAACTCGCCCACGACCCACACCCTGACGCGGTCGGACTCGTGTCGATCCAGAGCATCTACATGGTCCGACCGCTTAAAACCGCCTGACCCCGTCACTTAAATAGCAAGGACACCATGGACCAGGACAAGTTCAACAGCGTTGTGCGGAAGGTTGAGTCGCTGGCGTTGCAGTACGCCACCCGCGACTACGCCGCCGTGCAGGTTCGTGCTGTCCGCCATGGCGACTTTGACCAGATCGCACCAGGCGTGTTCCCTGAGGATTGGCCCCGCCCGGTTGTTGCTAATATTGTGGACAACATGGCGCGGGACTTTGCCGCGAAGTTGACGCCCCTGCCGTCGTTTAATTGCAGTGCCGCGTCCATGTTGTCGGATGCGGCTAAGAAGTTTGCGGATAAGCGGTCGAAGATCGCCCACAACTACCTTATCCACTCCCACCTTGCGTCTCAGATGCCTGACGCCGCTGATTCGTATAACTGTCACGGCATGGCTGTGTTTAGTATTGAGCCGGACTGGGATGCGAAGTTGCCTCGCATCCGGGCCGAGGACTCCGTGTACGTTTACCCTTTGTGGAACCGCAACATGGACACGGTTGCGGCAGCGAAGATCAGTTTCGCTTACGCGAACCAGATTGAGGCGGACTACCCGACCGCTAAGGATTTGCGTAAGAAGCACCCTGGTGCGTTGGTGGGTGGGGACCGTTACAAGGTTGTGAAGTGGTCGGACAAGGATGTCACGGTCACGTACCTGCCCGATCTGGGCAATTTCATTCTTGAGGAGTACCAGTCTCCTACGGGTGAGTGCGAGTACGTGTGTGTGCCGCGCCCGTCAGGGCATGGTTCGTTTGGGCAGGTTATTCGGGGCCAGTATGACGACCTTGTGTGGCCTCAGATTGCGCGCAACGAGTTCCAGATTCTTGCCCTTGAGGCTACTGACAAGGCTGTGCGGGCACCTATCATTGTGCCGCCTGACGTAACGGATATTGCGTTTGGTCCTGACGCGGTGTTGCAGACAAACAACCCACAGGGTGTGCAACGCCTGAAAGTGGATGTGCCGCCTGCGGCCTTTCAGTCGATGGAGTGGCTGCGTGAGGACATGCAGCGTGGCGGCATGTCGTCTGACGCTCGTAGCGGGCAGTCTTCCGCGTCGGTCATTACGGGTGCCGGGGTTGATGCGCTTGGTGATGGGTTTAATGCGCAGCAGGCGCAAGCCCAGGAGATGATGAAGTTTGCGTTGAAGAAGGTTCTTGAGCGTTGCTTCGCCATGGATGAGAAGCTGTGGCCGAAGGTTGCGAAGGAGATTCGCGGGCAGGATGGCGGCGTGCCTTACGTGATCAAGTACACGCCCGCGAAGGACATTGCGGGGGACCACACCATTGATGTGCGGTACGGTTTCTTGGCGGGCGTGGACGCAAACCGTAGTCTGATTTTCATCCTTCAAGCGTATGGTGCGAAACTGTTGTCACGGGATTATGCGATGCGTAACCTTCCAGCGAACTTTAACGTTTCTGAGGAGACGAAGAAGATTGAGTTGGAGGAGATGCGCAAGTCTTTGTTGGATTCGTTGGCGGCTGCGTCTCAGGCGTTGCCAACAATGGTGGCTCAGGGCGCTGACCCGTCGAAGCTGGTTGCGTCTTTGGCTGCTGTGACGAATGGTATTAAGTCGGGTAAGGCTATTGAGGACATTGTTCTTCTGGTGTTTGCCCCACCACCCCCCGAACCTGCCCAGGCGCCTCCCGGTGTTGCGGCCCCCGGAGACCCCTCCTCTCCTCCGGTTTCGGGTCCTCCCGGTTCTGAGGCGCCTGGGCAGGCAGGTCCGCCTGCTGGTGGCCCGATGGCCCCTCCGGGTGGCCCTCCTCAGGGACGACCGGACCTGTTGACCCTCATGGCGGGAAACCGTGGCGGAATGAACCCAATTCTTGGCGCTAATGTCCGGCGCAGTATGCCGGTGGCCTGATGCCTAGTGGCGGGCTGCATTCGCCCACTAACCCAGCCGCAGTGTCGGGTCCTGGCGCTTTGAGCCAGCGCACTGACGGCGCTCCGCAACCAAACATGCAACTCCCCAACGCGAAGTATGGGGAGCAGAAGGATTTCCAGTCCATTCAGGGCGGTGCCCCGATGGGGCAGCCCGCATCACCAACGGGTGCAACAGGCGGCGCCGACACGCCGCAGATGCCTACCGAGTTTGGTGCACCGACACAGAACCCCAACGAGCCGGTCACTGCTGGTGCCGCCGTTGGTGCGGGCGCTGGCCCCGACGCTTTGAACCTGCCTAAGGGTGACACGCCGCAGGAGATTCGGGCGCGCTACGGGCCGATCCTGCCAGCTCTCATCGCAGAGAGCCAGAGTCAGTACGCCACGCAGGCGTACAAGGACTCAGTCTCAGCTTTGCTCGCACTATTCTAAAAGGAGCCTGAATGCCTGACGGCAACGACTGGCTCTCTAGCCTTGCGTCTAAGGTTTCGTCGGTCGGTTCTTATATTGGTGGTGTCATTCAGGGCACGTTCGCCCCGGACCTGTCCACGTTTGACATTACCCGCGCACCTACTGGCGCACTGAACGCCGAACGTGCGGCAGCAGGTGCTGTCGGGAACGCCCTGAGCGTGGCGTCAGACAAGGACCCCAGCAAACTGCTCACCGGGCCGATCATGGCGGGACTGCATGATGCGGGTATTGGTGCGCAGGGCGACGAGTGGGATAAGGGCCTCATCGGCCTGCTTGGTACGGGTTTCAGCAAGGCTGGCAGCCTCCTGACGTATGGGGCGTTGGCTACTACCCAAAACTCTGCCGGTGACGATCCTGCGTTTATGAAGCAGGGTTTGAACAAGAAGGCTTGGGACATGGCGTTCTCGAAAGAGAACCCCATTGATTTCGGTGCGGCGATAATGGCCGACCAGTCGGTGTTGACGGACCCGTCCGGCCTCAAGGACTTGCACAAGGCGCTGGACTCCACGTGGTACGGCAACATGGTGGCGGGTGCTATCACTTACGGCGGGTACGCTCTTGCCGACCCCACCAAAGGTGGGGGCAAACTGACGGCGGCTTCCCGTGCCGCTAACTATGTAGCTGACCCGATGCACGCTGACCGGCTTGCTACCGCCCTTAACAACGCCGACGCTGCCGGCACGGCGTTGCCGACTGGCAACCTTGGCAATACGGCACGTGCGCTGGTCGGCAAGCCTTTGGATGACGCCTCTCAGGTGGGGCGCATTCAAGCGTCGATGGCTCAACGTTTCGGAAACGACACAAACTTCAACTCCGTGCTGAACAAGTTGGACCCCACCCATGGTGAGGGTACGGATGCCGCCCGCATGGCGGCACCAGTGATGGCTGAGTTGATTGCTGACGCGGGAAAGATCACCGACCCTACATTGCGTGCGACGGCGCAAACCAACATTTTCCTTGCGTCCGCCAACGGCCCCCTTGCGATGAAGTGGTTGGCGGACAACCTGCCAATGGCTGCGGCGAAACTACGCCGCACATCCATGGCCCCGTCAGAGTTCACCCTGGTGCGCAACGTCATGGACGACGTTGAGGCTAACGGCATTCAGTCGTTGGACATGAACAAGTGGGTTGACGCCCACTACACCGACCCCGCACAGCAAGCCGAGTTGAAGGCTTACGCTTCCAAGGTTGAGGACGTTCGCAAGTTCAAACAGACCATTGAGCATGGTGGCCCTGGCGGGGCAGAAGTGAGTTTTCGCACGTCGGCGGCTCCGGGCACCAATGAGGGCACCATGGTGGTGCCGCGTGCGTTGGAGCAGTTGAAGGCTGGCCTGAACCAGCATGTCCTTGATGAGCACCTTCTTAAGGATGGTGCGTCAGGGCTGAACATTCGCATCGTGAACTCGGTTGTGACACCGAACGCACCGGGCAGCATTCACATGGCTGACCCGATCATGGGCAACAAGCAGCTCATGGGCACGATGAGGCAGTTCAGTCAGAAGATGCGCGGCACTGACGGGGTTGACGCTTTCACCCCTGCGTACATTGAGGCCACGTCTGAGTCGTATTTGCGTGCAACCCCTGCTGAGCGGGGCGCGATTGTTGACAACGTGAATGACGCGCTTTTGCAGAAGGTTGCGGAGCATTACAGTGCGCAAGCCGTTGCCCACCGTGGTGCAGAGTTGACCCCTGAGAATGTGCGCCAACTGGTGGCAACCGCTAACGCGGCAAAGAATGGCGGTCGGGCTTACGCCGAGGCGGCCGTGAAGAAGGCTCAGGCTGCCGGCGAGTCGGAAACGCACCTTGGTGACCTGACCGGCGCGGACACCGTGTTGAAGACGGCGCACATGGCGTCACAGTTGGAGACGACACGGTTCTTGTGGGACTGGCGTTCCGCGAGTGACGCCGTTGACAGTTTCTATAAGGCGAACCGGATCACCAGTGCGAACGCCCTTGACAGGGTTGCCACGCAGGCTGGTGCGAACTCGTACCAGTGGATTGCCGGGTATCACAAGATTTGGAAGCATGCTGTTCTGTTGCGTCCGGGTTTGGCTGTGCGTGCCCTCGAGGACACGGGGTTGCGTGCGTCGGTCACTATTGGTGCACAGAACATGGCGATGCAGGCCCTGACGGGTGCGTTGAACGTTGCCCGCAACCACGGTAACGGTTTGCTGAACACGTTTGATTCGGCACGCATGACGATGACCGCTGCGGACAAGGAGGGTGCCCGCCGGGCGCAGGCCAGCATCAACATGATGACGGCGGCTGGTGAGGACCAGGCGTTTAAGATCATGGACCGGACCATGCAGGCGAACAGGTCTGCGGAGCTGGCGGGGGACTTTGCCACAAAGATTCACAACATGCCAACCCCGCGTCCGGCGAAGCCGACGATGGGTGGGAACCTTGAGTCTGGTGTGCCTGGTGTGACGTTTGACCCGATGGGGCAGGGGCGTGTCAGTAAGGCCGGCCAGTGGCACACGTTGAGCAACTTTTACGCCGATGCTGAACTGCGGGCTGTCGAACTTGAGCAGCGTCAACGTGGAAGCCTCCTGCCGTCTAGTGGCGGTAAGCCGTTGGGTGTGGGCCGTAAGGCTCCGCGTAAGGCTGACGGGACGATTGACCGCACCGCTGCGAAGCGCAGCGACACTCCCGTGTATGACCAGCCGACTGGTTTGCGCGGGCTCAATGCAGAGTTTGCTGCGCAGGCACCCGTGCGCAAGGCCGCGATCAAGGGCTATGAGACGGCGAAGGCCCGCTACGAGCAGGGCCATGCCAACAAGTTCTCCAACGCGGCACAAGAGTTTGATGTCAACGGTTACAAGTTTGCCCTGGTGAAGTCCAACATGGACTACGACGTTGTGAAGGCTGAGGCTCAGGGTGGTGGCACCGCGTCTGACATGTACTTGGGTCAGATGAGCCAAGACTTGAAGCGCATGCGCGTTGACGCCAACCATGGCAGTGACCATGTCGCACCGGATGATGCGCACTGGGCGGAGAAGCACGCCGCAACAGCGAACGTGTTGCGCAGTTCGCCTACGGCACGAAAACTGTTGATGGAGCGGGAGGCCCTGACCGTCCCTGAGCGGACGGATGAGGCTGTTGTGCAGTCGTACCTGACGGACCCGAAGGTTGTTGCGGAGTACCGTGGACTGTCCCTGCCACGCGACGTTGAGGGTCAGACGGTTGAGGGCAAGGTCGGCAAGGTTCGCACCATGGTTCGTGGTGAGCACCTTGGTGATGAGGGTATGAAGTCGTGGCTGTCGCAACTCAACGATTCGGTGCGTTCGATGACGCCCACGCAGGCGGCATACGACCTGCTTGTTGGCGCCAAGGATGTCACCCCTGAAATGTCTAACGCGGCTATTCGTGGCGGGGCCAGGTTCCCCATCTTCGGGCCGGACGTGTTCCGCGATGTCGGGCCGAGTCTGATCGAGAAGTTTTACAAGTACACGCTGAACGTCCCTGACGTTTACCTTGCCCGCGTGCCGATGGTGAACGGCTTGTACCGGGCGAACGTGCGCGAACTGGTGCCCCGCTACATTGACCGGGCAACATCGGAGGGTCGCACGGTTCTGAGCGATAAGGAACTTGAGCAGATTCACCAACTCGGCATGCAGGGTGCCCTCAACGACACCCGCCGTGACATGTACGACGTTCACCGCAACGTGGGCATTCATGGTGTGGCTGGGATGATCAGCCCGTTCTTCGCCCCGTGGGAAGACGCCATGACCTCGTGGGGTCGGCTCATGTATGACAACCCTGCGGTTGCCGGGAAGCTGATGCGTTACTCGCAGATCGGTGACATGTTCTATGTGACCACTGACTCTAACGGTAAGCCCACGCAGGCGTGGGATGGCACTGGGATGCAGGACAAGTACATCAACATTCCGTTGCATGGTATTGGCGGGTTGGAGTCGTTGCGGGCGAACGTTGGTTCGTTCAACTCGATTCAGCAGGGCAACGTGCCCTTCTCCCCCGGTGTTGGCCCACTGGTTCAACTGGGGTCTACGGCGTTGGTGGGTTGGGGTTTGACGAAGATGGGCGGGCCTGGTGCCTGGCTGTGGAAGCAAATCAACGAGCACCCTGACAACATTGTGAACAAGACGTTCCTGCCGCAGGGCGGGGTGCCGAAGGCTGACTGGAACTCCCTGATCGGGTCACCGTTGCCGTCGTACATGCGAAAACTGTCGGACGCCATTTTTGGGGATTCGCCGCTGTCTTTCGGCAACGTTTACTCCAACGCTTTCGGCACACGGTACGGCAACCTGATCACCCAGTTTCGCACAGACAATGGTGGGCGGGACCCGTCCAAGGTTGAGTTGGTTGCCATGCAGGGGCAGGCTGACTCGGGTGCCCGTGCCGCCGCACTGGCTTCGGCGTCAATGTCGTTCGGTATCGGCATTTCGGGCAATGCGGCCCCTGAGGGGCAGTTGTATGTGGACAAGATGCACGCTTTGAATGCGATGACCCCCGCTCTTGCGGCTCAAGGGCTGACCCCCGGTGGGGTGTTTGCCACCATGTACCCGAACGCGTCACGGCTGAACTGGTCATTCAGTGTGAACGACGGTCACTTGCAGGCGACGGTTAATGCGACAAGCAACTATTACAAGAACCGCACCCTGATGGACGCGAACCCTGATTCGGCTTGGTGGATTGCTGGGGCCGACAACATTCTGGCGAACCTTGGCGACCCGGATCAGGCGGGCAAAACGTTCTCACAGTCGGCGTACAACCAGCAGATGACTGCCGGTTTGCGGCGTCGGTACAACAAGACTGAGCTGATCCAACAGCAGGACATTGCTATGGGGTACGGGCAGAAAGCCAACTTTGATTCGGCCATGGCCTTGTACATGCGGGATAACGGGATCAAGTCGTTGAGTTCTAAGAACGCCGGCCAGTTGGGTGTGCTGAAAAACGAGTTCATTGCACAGTTGGGTCAGCAGTTCCCTGCGTGGGAGGTTGACCAGTCCACGATGGACCGCAACCGCCGTGAACGGCAGATCACGCAGATTCAGGGCATGGTGGAGAACCCTCCCCCCACTTTGCGTGACCGTCCTGACGTGGCAACAACAGCGAAGTACTTGTTTGCGCGGCAGGCGTTGGCGGATAACGCCAAGTTGCAGGGTGTCACGGCTTGGCAAACATCGGCGGGCCAACTGGCTAACCGTTACTCGTTGTGGCAGTACGGGCAGTCGTTGGCTGCTGGGGACATCGTGTTTCAGCAGGCGTGGTCCCGACTGTTTGAGTCGGAGTTCAAAAACGACTTGACACCTACGACGGGAGCCTGACATGCCAACAACCGACCCGGCCATTCAGGCGGGCATTAACAAGGCGAAGGCGACCGGCGGCAACCCTCAGGTTTTGGACACGGCCGGCTTCGCGTCGATGTTTGCTGGCGCGGCGGGGCAGCAGGCGGCGGCGGGTACGACGATCCCTTTGTGGCGGGCCAACCACAAAGAGGCCGTCCGCCGTATTGACGCCAACGGTGAGCAGGTTGTTGGCTCCACGTCGAAGGTGACGACCCCTGAGCAGTACAACGCGAATGACGCATCCACACAGTTCGGCATCCTGCTGATGGACCCGGCGATGATGCACGAGTGGGGTCAGCTTGCACGGAAAACCCCCGGCCTTGGAATCACTGCGGCCAACATCAACGACGCCAGCGCTTTGGGTAAGGCGTGGGATACCGCCATCGGTTGGGCCGTGAACATTAAGGACGCCACCGGGGGCAGTACCGAGGTGACGCCTTTTGAGGTGGCGAAGATGGTTTCACAGAATATGGGCGGTGCCCTGTTGGCGCAGCAGCAGGACGCTGCCGCCCATTACACGGGCGACAAGGTGACCACGTCAACGAGCATTGACCAGTCCCAGTCGGCTACGACAGGGGACGTGTTGCACCAGCTTTTGGGGCGGAACCCGACTGCCGGTGAGCAGGCCACATACCAGCACGGTTTGAATCAGGTTGCTGCGGCGAACCCGACGGTGACGAACTCTGTGAATTCTTACGTGAATGGGCAGCAGACGGCTCAAACGAACACGACCACTGGTGGTTATGACCAGAAGGCTGCCGCTGAGCAGCAGGCGTCGTCGGCTTCTCCTGACGTTGCGAAGAACCAACAGGCCACTGTTTTCTATGACGCGCTGGTCAACGCTGTTCGTGCGGCCGTCTAATGGCGACCGCCACCAACGGCGGTGGTGGGCCGTCGTTCGATGAGTTCTTTCACGGCATAGCGCAGCAGGAGTCGGGCGGCAACTACGGTGCCGTCAACCCCGGTTCCGGCGCGCTCGGGAAGTATCAGATCATGCCTGGCAACATCGCCGAATGGTCGCAAAAGTATATGGGCACCCAGTGGACGCCCCAACAGTTCTTGGGCGACCCGTACAAGCAGGAGGCCCTGGCTAAGGCGGTCCTGGGCGACTATTACACGAAGTGGGGCGCGAGAGGCGCAGCTTCGGCGTGGTACTCAGGTGACCCTGCACTGAACTTGAACTACAACCCGCAAAAGGGTGGCCCGCCCATCGGGCAGTACGTGGACGAGGTCATCGGGAAGTCTATGGGGTTTCCGGGGACACCGGGCACGTCGTATCAGTCGGCTGCCGCCGTGCCTGTGACGACCGTGGACAACACGGTGAAGCCTGTGGCCAAGCCGCAAATGCCGGGTTCGGCGGGGGTTGGTGCCGTGTCCGCACCAGGCATTGACGCTTTCACCAGTTCTGGCGCTGGCGCGGTTGGCACCAATGGGGGTCAGGCGTTCGGAGAAGCACCCACCAGCGCACCAACACCCACTGCGGGCACTATTCCCCCACCACCCACCACTGGCCCCACAGGGGCCGCCACGGGCGCGCAAGGGCAGGCTATTGCGGCGGGGCAGAAGTGGCTTGGCACGCCGTACGTTTTTGGTGGCGGCAACTCTGGCGGCCCGTCAAAGTCGCCGCTGGCGCACGGCAACTTCAACGATGTGGGGTTCGACTGCTCCGGGTTTATTCAGTACGCCCTTGCGGGTGCCGGGATCAGCGCACCCCGGTTGTCTTACGACCAGTTGCAAATGGGCCAAAGGGTTCCGCTAAATCAACTAAAGCCGGGTGACCTTGTGGGGTTCGGTGACGGTGGGCACATCGCCTTGTATGAGGGTAACGGTCAGATCATTGAGGCCGCTAAGACGGGTACGCCTGTTCGTGAGCGGGCGCTTGGCCCGAATGAGGGCGCGTGGGGCGTCAGCATCTCCGGTCTTTACAAGTGACGATGGGTAGGGATTCCTGATGCAAACCACCGGTAACGGCGGGGGCGGTGCTGCTGCGGCGAAAGCTGCTGCTACCAAGGCAGCCGCAGCGAAGGCAGCCGCAGCCAAGGCGTCGGCTGCAAAGCCTGCGGCCAGCAGGCCGGCCGCTAAACCTTCTAGTGGCGGTTCTGCCCGCCCTTCCACGACCGCCGCGACCGCGCCCGTGGCAGCGTCGGGTGCAGGGTATGACCAGTCGGCAGCCGCCCAAGCCGCGAACTTTGGTTGGTCCCTGGCCGTCATCAACTCCGACCCCGAACTGAAAGCCCTGTTCGCCCAAGCCACCGCTACGGGTCCCGGTGGCGGGTGGACGACCGACCACTTTGTGGCGAAGGTTCGTGACACCAAGTGGTTTAAGGCCAACGCGGACACGGCACGCCAAGCCATCATTTTGCAGAAGGCTGACCCGGCGACGTACAACGCGAGGGTGGCGGCTGGTGCCGCGCAGTCGGTCAACATGGCTGGCAGTATTGGCGCACAACTTTCCCCCGCACAGGCCAACATGTTTGGCATCCGCTCGGTCATGGGTGGGTGGAACAGCGACCAGCTCAAGCAGGCCATGGCCGCTTACATCAAACCGACTGGCACCCAGTACACGGGCGGTGCGGCCACCTACCAGTACCAGTACAACCAGATGCAAGCCCAGTATGGGATAACCCTTCCGCCGGCAACGCTGGGTTCGTGGATTGCGCAGTCCGCTCTGGGAAACATAACCCCCGACCAGGTGCGCAATAACCTGATTGCTCAGGCGTCGTCCCGTTACCCGTCTTTGGCGGACAGGTTGAAGGCGGGTGAGACGGTGCAACAGATTGCAGACCCGTACATTCAGTCTCAGGCGAAGATTCTTGAACTGAACCCGAACACTATTTCGTTGACGGATAAGAGTATCCAGTCGGCGTTGGCAAGTAGGGACCCGAAGACGGGTCAGGCGGTGACGCAGCCGGTTTGGGATTATGAGCAGACGTTGCGGAACGACCCGAGGTACATGAAGACGCAGCAGGCTCAGGACGGTGCGATGGCTATGGGGCATCAAGTGCTTCAAGACTGGGGAGTTAAGAGCTGATGGCACTCGCTGACGATCTTACTGGCCCACAGAAGGACGCCAACGCGGCCCTGACGGCCCTGTTCACGTCTTACGGTCTGGGGTCACTGGCCCCCGTGATCATGTCGTACATCAAGAACGGGTATTCGGCTGACACTGCGAGCATCATGCTCCAAGACACGTCCGAGTACAAAACACGTTTCGCCGGCAATGCCGCCCGCCTTAAGGCTGGCCTGTCCGTCCTCTCCCCTGCCGAGTATTTGGCGACGGAGAAATCTTACGGGCAGGTCATGTCCAAGTGGGGTCTCCCCGCAACGTTTTACGACCAGCCGTCAGACTTTCAGTCTTTCATTGAGGCGGACAAGTCCCCCGCTGAGATGGACCAACGGGCGCAGGCCGCATCAGATTTTGTGAACCGCAGCGACCCGCAATCACTTGCCTACTTCAAACAGTATTACTCGCAGGGCGACATGATCGCCTACGCGCTCGACCCCAAGAGGGCGGCACCCCTGGTGGGTAAAGCGTATGAGGCTTCCCTGATTGGCGGCGCAGCCGCAACGCAGGGTGTCGGTGTCAGCCAGCTTGTGTCTGAGGATTTGGCCGGTCGGGGCATTAGCGCGGACCAGGCTTCGCAAGGGTTCGGGATTGTTAGCGCGGATCAGAAGGCTGCCGCGCAGTTGACGGGCATTTACGGCACGGACTTGTCGCAGCAGGATTTGATTGACTCCGCGTTCAAGTCTGACGCCACCGCTACGGCGAAGGTGAAGAAGCTGGCCTCGCAGGAGCGTGCCGCGTTTGGCGGTTCGGGCGGTGCCGGTTCTACGGCGTTGTCTCAGAGTAACGCAGTCTAGGTAAGGACGAGTCGTGGCCTCAGAGGAACTTCAACACGCGTTGCAGCGTGTGAGCGGCACCACCCTTGATGTGGCCGGTGCGGCGAACGCGTGGGCGGGCACCACCGGTTTGGAACTGGTGGGTGCACTGAACGCGAAAGCCGGCACGTCCGGCCTTGACATTGACGGCGTGTGTAACGCCCTTGCGGGCACACCGGGGCAGGGCGTCGGCATTAACGCTTGCGCCGCCCTTTTCGTGTGACAGCAAAACCTTCATAACTTCCCAAAACGTGCGTCTCGTACTCCTTAAGAGTACACAACCGCTAATAGTACGTGTCCACTCGTACTATCGCCCCCTGCCGAACTATCCCCAAAAAGCCTACCGATGATGTGACGGCCCATCGGAGTGTATTTAGCCCGTCAGGCACAGCCAACCTCACTACCCCTTGTGAGTTTGTGGGTGCCGAAACCACCAGAAAACAGGGAGAAAAAACCACATGTTCGACGACGAAAACGATAACGACCAGTACGCCGACAACTCCGGTGACGCGATGAGCACGCTTAGAGCGGCACACAAGTCGCAGGGAAAACAGTTGAAGGAAGCACTGGCCGCGTTGGAAGCTGCTAACGAAACAGTGGGCAAGTTGACCACGGTCAACAACACCCGCACGGTGGCCGACCTACTTGTGGCGAAAGGCGTTGACCCAGGTGTGTCCAAGTTCCTGAAAGACGTGGACCCCACCGATGAAGGCATTAGTTCGTGGCTGGCCGAGAACGGAAAGTTGATCGGCTACGACCCCACAAAGGGTAGCGACGAGTCTTCAAGTGAGGAACCCGCACAGGACGAGGATGTTAGCCCGGAAATGGCTGAACTTCAAGCCGCCATGGCAAGAGTCCAAAACCAGGAAGCCTCAGCGGCACCGGGACTCATCAGTGGTGACAAGAAACTTGACGCCATCAACCGGCTGGGTCAGAACGCAACCTCATTCGAAGACGTTGTGAAGGGTCTGCAAGACCTGCACATCGTCAAATAACTAGACTGAAAGGCAAGACTAATGGTTGATGCGTTTACTAGCATCGCCACTGCTGGTGGTTATTCCACAAACACGGTCCAGCCGGCCTATGACCTGCTGTTCCGTTGGGCGCTCAACGTCCTCCCGCAGTACCGTTCTTTTGTTGACACTCGCCCGGAACC